GGTACCTCGATCGAGAGCGGGCGCTCGTGATCGCTCTCGGCAGCGAGCGCCCCCCTGTGGCGTACGATCCCCGTTGCGTGAAAATGTGCGCGGGCGTGTCAGCCGGCGGGTCAGATCAACTGCTGGCGGAAGTCGTGCAACGATTGTGGTGGGATATTGCCACGCCGAGGTCGGTCGTTCTCACGTTGGATTCGATGATCATGTCCGTCACGCGAGAACTCGACCGGTTGAAGGCACGTCTTCCCGCGCCAACCCTCTAGGGGCACCCTCAAAAGACGATCCCCGGGGATCGTCTTTTGAGCGGGGCGGGGCGGGGCCTGGCCGGGCACGGCGGGGCAAGGCGAGGCGAGGCAGGGCGCGCCAAGGCATGGCAAGGCTAGGGTCCTTCGGGACACATCAGACGGTCGCGGTCGAAGATGAGATCACAGGAATCACGAGTTGTTTCCCCGAGGGGAACGTCGCCTGATACCAAGGTAACCGATTCGCGCGAAGGATGTCGGCCGCGTGGTCGGGGGTCCCGTAGAACGTCATCGAGATTCGCTGCGCGGTATCACGATCTCGGGTCGTGTAATAGGCGAGGATCGTGTCCGGGGCAGGCGTCTGCGCGACCGAGTTCAACCCGTTCAACGCCGACGTGTGGGTCGGGACCGCGCGCCGCATCTGCCGATAGAACGTGTAGGCGGCGATCTCGGCTTGCTGCGCCTGGTCCTGCACCGCTCCAAAGAGCGCGTACGCGGACAAGACCGAGATCGCATCATCCTGAGACGTCATGACCTCCGCGGGGATCGCCGAAAACTCCTGGTACTGGGTCTGCGTGACCGCCAACGCGTTCGCGGCATGCGCGAGCGCCATCTGGGCGACTTGGATCGGTTGAGCGGCGAGGTTCGCCCCGATGCCGGCGATCGACACAAGATCGTTCTGGAGCTGCACGGTCGTGACCGAGAGCGTCGTCATGGCGGCCAATGGCGCGGGCGCGACCCCCTCGAGGTTCCCGAGCGTCAACGCCGACGGCGCGAGTTGTTGAACTTGTGCCGCGCGACTCGCGGTGATGAGCCCTTGGATCGCCGCCGCGTAGGGCGCCGCGGTCTTGACCAGGGTATCGTCGCGCGTGCTCACGACCCGGGGCGTCACGGCTCCACCGCGGCTCACCCAATCGAACGTAATCTCCCACGTGATGTCGTGGATCGTCCGGTGTGTGAACTTCCACGTGTCGGCCCGACCCTCGCGAACGATCGACCCCGCGATCGCGTACTGACCCGCGGCGGACCCGTCGGGCTGCTGCTGGGTCGCCCACGTGACGCGCAGTCGTCTCCCGGCGGTGAAGATTCCCTCGAGGGCGTCCCTCAACACCGACGGGTCCACGATCGGCTGGTAGGTCCCGTTCTCATCCCAATACTGCGCGGGAGTCCCGCCCATCATGGTCCGGCGCCAATCGCCTTTCCAGGTGCTGGGAAGCAGCCGTGGACCGAGGTTCTGTTGCGTCGCCTCCGCGGAGTTCCCGGGATACCACGTCGTCGCGAGCTGGTTCTTGGCCGACCACTCGGTCTCCATCAACGGGAGCGAAGGGCCGACGAGCATCACGCTCCGCATGACCGTCGACCCGTTGGCGTCGATCTCCTCGATCGCGATCGTGCTGCTGTACGACATGCCGCAGCGTCGCCCGGAAGAGGCGCTCGACGCTAGAATCGAAAGCGGGCCGGCGGTAGTGCGAGCACCCCGGCCCCTGACCGCAACCGACGGAGAAGATCGCGATGCCGCACCCTACCACTCAACCGAACAGAAGTGCCTCTAATCACATCGGGGGCGCGCCATTCCCCCCCATCCGATGAGCCCACATCGCCAGGGCACCCCCCCCGTCATCGCTGGAGCTGCTCGATGACGAAGAGCCGCTGGACGAACTTGAACTCGAGCTACTCGACGACGAAGAGCCGCTGGACGAGCTAGAGTCGCTCGAGGAAGAGCCGGAGCTCGAAGATGAGCTGGAGTCGCTGGACGAGCTCGAAGAGCTGCTGGACGACGATTCTGACGGAGCAAATGGGTTCGCTGAGGGCATGGTTGAGAGCTTCCTTCCTGTTGAGCCACACCACTCTCGCGGCAGGCGTGCGAAAACGCTACTTCATAGGCTCCCGTACGGGGAGTTCCGCGAGACCGTCCGCGACGCCGCGGCGTTCGACAATTCCTTCCGGAAGATGATCGCGATCCGGTCCGGGTCGTTGTCTTTGAAATCCTGCTTGATGTGAATCCCACCATTGAAGATCTGGACCGGCTGTTTAGCGTGAACTCCCCCTGACGCCGAGATCGCCGTCTTCCCGATGTTGGCGATCTCCTTCGCGAGCGCGGGCGCCTTCTCGGCGATCAACTTCATCAACGCGTCGGCACCGTTCCCGATGTCGGCCGCTCCGTCGTGCAACGCCTTCTTGGCGGCAGCGCTCCCCTGGATGGTCGCGAGGATGTACTCGTTCAGCCCCTCCCGATGGTTCTGGATGTTGTACTGAATCGACTCGTTGACCTTCCCCCAGGAATCCGCCATCACGGCGGACTTGTCATCTTGCGCCGCGGCACTAAACGCGTCGTGAAGCGTGTTCATCGAATTCACGTACGCGTCGATCTTCTCCGGGTCCGCGCCCATCGCGGTCGCGCTCGCGCTGTACTCGTCTTTGCGGTTCTTGAATGCCTCGTCAGATTCCGGGGTCCTGGCCGCGTGCTCGAGCGCCTCTGACGCGACCCCCGCCTGCGTAGTCCCGATGGGGTTGAGGTGGAGAATGTCATTCCCCTTCATCGCGACCTCGACCGCCGCCTTCGTGTACTTGAGGATGTCCTCGAAGACATCCCGGAGCACGTGCCCCACGGTCTCAAAGTCCTTTTTGATCTCGGTCGTGGATTGTTCCCCGTTCAACCACGCGTCTTTCCATCCACCGTAGATCTTTTCGAACGTGTCTCGGAAGGACTCCCAGTTCTCCGTCATGCCGGCATAGATTCCGTCGATCGCGATGCTGACGTACTCGATCGCACTCGCGGCCGCGTCCCCGATCTTCTGCCCGAACGCTTTGATCTCGTCCGCGTGCTTGATCAGGAAGTCCCGAAGCTTGACCAGATTCGGAATCAACGCCGCCATCATGGGTTGCCCCATCGACTCCCGGAACGATTCTCCGACGTTCCCGAACGACGCTTTCAACTGCCCCAGGTCGGGCGGGACCGCCCCCATCCGCTTCATCGACTCCGCCTGCTTGGCGATCGCCTTCTCGGCCAACTCCATCTGTTTCTCGGGCGTCATCTTCTGCATCGCGCTCGCGACCGACTTCGCGTTCCCCTCGAGCGTATGGGTGGCGGCGATCAGCTGAACGATCGGGTTACGGGCCCTCACCATCCCCATCTCGACCCCCGACATCCCCTGCGTGAGCGCCGACATCCCCCCGGGCACAACCCGACCGACGATCGCCATCTGCTCCGTCAGCTCCTTGGCCTTCTCGCTCGACATCGTCCCGCGCGCGACCAAGTGATCGAACCCCTCGACGAGATCCTTGGTCGCGACTCCCGCGGTTGTGCCGAACCGCGCGAACTCCTCCCGGAGCTCGCCCGTGTACTGCCGCATGTCCTGCATCGAGTGCTTCCCGCCGTCCATCAATGACAGGAAATTCGCCATCTGCTTCTCTTGCTTCTCTTGCGCCTCCGCGGCCTCGACCGAGCTCCCGACGAGCTGCTCGGTGAAGTGCCACGCTTGCTCGATCCCCTCGCCGACGAGGCCGACCGCTTCCTTCATGATTCCAAAGTAGATGTTCCCCTTCAGGACCTCTTTCGCGATCCCGGCGCTCGAATCATGCTGCTTCGGCTGCAGCTTCGCGATCTCCTCCGCGAGTCCCGCGAACGGATTCGACGGCGGCGTCTGGTGATGGATCTGTTGGAGTTGTTCTTTCAGCTTCTCGAGGTCGGCCGTCGTCTTCTTGGCCTCGCCGTCGACACCCTCGAACCCGTGCTTGACCGAATCAAGCGTCGCCGCCGACGTGTCATCGACGACTAACTTAACCTTCACCTCTGCGGATTCGTCAGACATCCGCAGAGCCTACCGCGCCGCCACCCCGGCGGCGACGATCCCGCCGGGTCACGCCAAAAGACGATCCCCGGGGATCGTCTTTATCGGTCCTCCCCCCCGGGTTCCGCGACTTCCATCTTCATCAGGTCGCGGAGCGCTTCGTACCATCCCCGGATCTCGATCACGTCGGTGTCTCCCCACTGCAGGAGCGACTGACGACCGTACCGCGCCAGCGCCATCTTCTGGTGCATCCGGAGCTTCTCGAGCTCCACCGGGTCGATCTGGATGATCGAATTCCAGCACGCCTGCACGGGAGTCTCGGTCCACGTCACCATCAACCCCGGCTCCCCCGCGACCCCTTTCAGCGAGTCTTCGACGTCGTCCGGGTCCGGGGTCTCCCACGGGTCCTCTACTGAGCCACGGCACTCCTGAAGGTGAAGCAATTGACGAAAAAATCGGCGGTCTCCTCCTGGGTCAACGAGTGTGTCTTCCAATACGCGTTGATGATTAACGGGCGGCACTTCGGACCGACCTCATTCCAGAATCGATCCACGTTCCCCGGCCCGACCTTCCCGGTCCAATCGGCACGCACGCCATCGATCGCGCGAATCGTCCGCTTGGCCGACTCGGATAGGGTCCTGCCGCTCTCGCCGCGCGTCGCCTTGATGGCCAGCTTCTCTTCCGCGTCCGTCAGCCCCCATGTGAGGATCATCCGGTCCCCGAGGTCCGGACGATCCGTCCACTCGGCTCTAAACAGCACAAACCCCACTTGCTTCCCTTTCGGAAAAACGAGGTCCGGGGGAATCTTCGCCCACGTGGGGACCGCGTTCTCGTCCGGAGGGTCCGCGGCCTTCCGGCCCAACGGGGAATCGTCTCCTCCCGTGAGGTCGATCGATTCCGCGGATTGCTCGGCGAGCTCCGCTTCCTCGTCGGTCATCCGGTTGACCTCGACGTCTTTCGCGGACGCCGACTTAATCGCGTCGGCAAAATTACGCGGCCCTGCTGTTCTCTGCTCGGTCATGTGCGCCTCGTTCTGAATGGCGAAGGGGGACCGCGGGGCCGATAGGAGGCGCACCCACCGGGTCTGCAAAACCCGGAAACCCAACGGTCCCCCCTCATGATGACGACCGCTACCCGTTTGCAACGGGAACGGTCGCGCGCCTCCTACCGTTCAATCAGGAGAGCTGGATCGTCTGATCCGGGCACTCCCCCTGAATCTTGATCGCCACGTAATCCCCCCGGGACGCGATGTCGGTCGGGAGCTCGCCGAACGACACGTCATTCAACAGCACCGACGGGGTATCGCCGTTCGGGAAGTTCAACGTCGCCGTGATGTTGAAGATCGTGTCGGGCGTGATGCGCTGAGCCTTGTCGTGCACGTCCTTCACAAACGACAGGTAGTCCTGAGTATGGACGTTCAACTGCATCTCGAACTTGACCCCCTTGAAGATCATGTCCTTTCGTTCGGTCTTCTCACCCAGGTACCCCTTCGAGATGATCTCGAACTGAGCCGTAACGTGGAAGTCCTGGATGTCCACCAAGGTGTTTTGCACCTCACCTCCCGCGGAGATGACGATTGAAACTTCTTGCCCTTTCAGCCTTTGTGCGGTCACTCGCCCTCTTAGTTTCCCACTGTATTCATGTTACGCTCGCCCATGAGAACAGTGAATCTCGTGAGGCAGCACTTTGGCAGATGGACAGTTGTCGAACGTGACGGAACTCCTGGTCTGAAAAGAATCTCCCCGGCATATCGAAACGTCATTCGCGATAACGGCACATCTACCTTTCAGGATTTCTGCGGGAGGATTTCGGTCACGACGACGTTCTCGCCGATCGTCGATTGAATCGTGATCGAGTCCAAACTCGCGAGCGTTCGGACGTTCTGGGTGATTCGGTACTGCCCGGCCGCGAGACTCGTGTCCGAGTTCCCATCCACGTCCGAGATCGTGTACCCGCCGATCCGCTGCGCCCCCGGGTTGTTGCGCGACAGGAGCCCCTCAAGGAACGAGCTCTGTTCGCTCTTGAGCGCGTTCCGCCGCATCGCGGTCGAGAGCTTCTTTCCGAACTTCTTCGCCGCGATCGCGCTGCTGTCCTGGATGAAGTCTGCCATCCGGCGGCGACTGATTCGAACGAGCGACGGGAACATGAGCGGGTTGACGGACGTGACACCCGACTGGAAGACCGCGATCCCCTCGTCGATCCGAAGTGCCGCGATCCCCGCCGCCTTGAACGCGGTGTAATCTTGAACGTCGAACCCCTGCAGGTTCGCGCCAGTCTCGATCCCGTTCACGTTGGCCGTGAATGTCGTCTCCTGCCCGGGGTTCTCCTCCGGGTTGAGTTGACTCAGGATCGACGCCATCAGGGTATCGGAATGGACGTCCACGTTGCCCGTTGCCGTGAACCCAGTCCCGCCCGCGAGCCCGACCTGACCGATCAGCGGAACGTACGTGTTGGCCCCGACGTAGCAGTATATGACCCGCTGGTCCGACGTCGCGCCCACGCCCGGCGCCGCGATGGTGCTGAGGGCAACCTGCGGGGGGGTGTTGAGCGGGGGGCTCACGCACGCCACGCGGCCGTAACACCCATTCGCGGACGCGTAGAGGGCGTTCTGTTTCAGTTGGCTTCGAACGGTATTGCTCTGGCGAGCCGACACGATGATGTTCGCGACCTTCGCGATCGTGTTGATGTCGGTCGTCGACTGAATCGCGGCCGAGTACGCGGCGTCGATCTGCGACTCCGACATCGCGTTGCTGATCGGGAGAGGGTTCGTGCACGCGAAGCTTCCGATCGCAGGCGTGACGGCCATGACCGTAATGGTGGCTGATGCCGACCCGACCCCGCTCCCATCATCGACCGCGAACCTGACCGGCGCCGAGAACGGCCCGGCGGTGCCGGCGGGGATTACCACGTCCTGGGTCGTCACCAACACGACCGTCCCGGCCGAGTTCTGCACGACCGTCCCGGCCGGAAGCGTCCCGCCCTGGTACGCGCCCGCGCCGTTGACCTGCCCGATCGTGAACCCGAGGTTCTGCGCGGTCGTGCCAGCCGCGACCAAGAGCCCGCCGGTCCCTGGAGTCCCGACGTTGGAAATCCGAATCGCTCCCGAGCTGTTGAGCTGTACCGCGGTCCCGGAGATCGCGCCCTGCACGACCGTCGCGATCTCGGCGAACTTGATCTGGTTGAGGTTCCCGACGTTGCCTGTCCCGGCCGTGACGCCGGCTGTGAGCCCGAGATCCGCCAAGACCCCCACGGAGCCGCCGACGACCTGAACGGACCCGCCGGTCCCCGGCTGACGCCCCGTGAGGACCAGCTGCCCGCCCGAGACAGTCACGAACGCGAATCCCGCGAAGCTGTTGATTCGCGCCGCGACCTGAAGTGCCGACTGGTCTGTAGCCTGGAACGTGGTCGTGAAGTTCTGGTTGCTGTCGTACGCGAGCGTGAGTGTGTTCCCGCCCGCGAACGTCGTGGGGAACGTCCCCCCGGAAGCGTCCACGGTCGCCGGCACGCCCGTGAAGGTCGCGGACGTGGTCGTGAGGGCCCCGAGGACGGTGTCCCCGACGTTGATCGAACCAGTGCCCCCCGTGCATCCCGTGAAGGACGGTTTCGATCCGGCCGTCACGCCCGTGTAGGCGATCGTCTGACCGTCGATCGTAATGTTGCCCGAGGATGGGAACCCCGTGGTCGAAGTCGCGTAGATGATCGCGGCCGGGAGCGCCACCGCGGTCGCGACCGCGGTCGAGTACGGCGATAGCGAGAGCTGCAGCACTTGCCCGGTCGTCAACTGGTACGAGAACTCGGCGATTCCCTCGATGTAGGCGCATGGGTCGAACGCCACGGCCCCGATCGAAGTGTTGACCCGCACCAGGATCAGCGACGCGTAGGTCTGACCCGAGATCTGCACGAACGCGTTTCCGTTCCAGTACTCGGGGGCGATCGCGGAATCCGCTTTGCGGACCGGCGCCGACGGGTACTGCGCGGGCAGCCCGCCGTACTGGTACCCGAGCGTCCCCCAGGTTCGCGCGAGGTCGCTCGTGCCGAGCAACTGCTGGGGGGTGTTGTACGGCCCGTTCTCGAACTCACCGACCAACAGCACCGACCCGGTCCCGACTCCCTGGATCGACGAGGGGGGCGTCTGGTCCAAGATGTTGACGGACTCAATGTTGAGCAGGACCGCGTCGCCTGGATCGCTCAGAAACCTTCGGGTGTACATACAGGGGATCTCCTTGGGCGCCCGGGGAACTCCGAGGGCAGATTGACCTAACGAGCGGAGCCTATTGGTCGCGCGCGTCCCTTGTCGATAACTCCCAGATCCCCTCGAAAGACGATCCCCGGGGATCGTCTTTCGACCCCGACCCTACCGGCCTTGCGGAAATTGCGCGTTCGGGTCCGTCGTCAAATTGACCGGGGTCCCGTCCTGCGCGGAATCGACGTTGTTCGTGAAGACGGGGTTCATCGTGGTCGCGTTCACGAGCGCCACGACGTTGAACCGCATCTGGATCTCCATCGTGGCGCGGCGCCGCCCTTTCGCGGAATCGGGCTCGTCGATGATCTTCCGACTGTTGAGCGTGAAACACACAAGTTGGTTGTAGTAGGTCGGCATCTTGAACCGGACCCCGCTCATCTGCTCGGTCGGCGACATCGCGGTTTCGAGCGCGGACAGAATCGCGCGCCGCTCCGCCTTGTAGTTGCACCAGATCTCGAGCTGGATCGTCTCGACGTACTCGCCCTGCCACTGCACGACCGTCCCGGGTGAGAACTCGTTGAACGAGTCCTCCTCGACGTAACTCACGAGCCCTATGACGTCATATTTTCCAGTGTCGTGCACGACCGCGATGCAGGGGAACACCATCGATTCCTTGGCGTCGGGCCACTCGATATAGAACCGGTCCTCCGGGATGTTGAACTGCACGGTCGATGGTTCGCCCGCGGTCCCGACCCGGTAGCAGTTTAGCGCCGCGATGTACTGGGCGAGCGTCCGGAGCGCGATCGTCCTCCCGTCTTCGGGAAGCGGGAGAGGACTAAGGCGTGGCGGCCACACGGTCCCCCAGACGAAGCCTTTGATCAACGACCGGAGAGCCGTCGGCAGTTCGTACAGATTCAGCGGCATCGACGGCTCCTCTTCAGCGTGACCCCAGTGCCTCTCGTATCTCGGCCGCGACCTCTTCGGCGAGAACTGCCGGAATACGCAGTTTCGCTTTCTTCAAAACTCCGAGCCCGGCGTTCCCCTCCCGGTTGAAAATCCCGCGCTTCTTCATCGACATCGCGATCGCCCACGCGGCGCGTTGAGCTTCGTTCTCGAGCGCCGACGCTTGGATGTTGCCCGCGCTCTTGGCGACCAACCCCTTGCGCACCACCCACTCCGAGAGGGCTTCGATCATCGCGCGACCGATCTTGATGTTCGAAGCACGTGCCCCGAATTCAATAATCGGTGCATGGGGGGCGACGTTGTACACGTCCGCGCCTTTGGCCGTGTACCCGACGATCCACCCCGCGCGGTACGCGCCCTGATCGACCGGCTGCGGCTTCTCCTCGGGGATGATCTCGTTCTGGATGATCCCGACGATCCGGAACGCGGCACTGACGACCCCCTGCATCGCGGCGGTGTGGATCGTCTTCTTCAGATGATCCGTGAGCTTCCCGGCGTCCTGGATCCGGAACGTCAGCATTCAGCGCTCCTCGGGTCGCGGCATCCCGAACACACTTTGGTCTGTCCGCATCCTCTGCCGGTCGGTCCGTTCCAGCATGAACGTCCACTGGAGGTCTTCGGCGCGGCGGAACGGAGTGTTGGCGAGCCTGAACCGCGGCCGATCCGGCATCGGTCCCGCGCGCCCGTCCTCGACGACTTCGTAAAAGAAATCCCACGGCTCAGGGATCGTCGGTTGAGGACCCAGGAGATCCAACCCCGGGATCACTCCCGCGTCCAACCCTCGCAACATGTCCTCCGAGTACCGGACCAACGACACCTCCGAAACCTTCACGGACCCGACCTGCAACGTCCCGGCGTGCCACGCCGAAAACGCGAGCGCATCCAAACTCTCGACCTTCGGTGTCGGCAAGAGCTCGACTCGGCGCTTCAACTGCTCGTACCCCTGCCCGGTCTCGGTCCCGGTCCAAAGCGTCCAGTTCATAAACACCCGGTAGGGCCGAATCCCGAATCGCGTGTTGAGTTGCCGCATTCGGTCCGCCAAGGGGGTGAGGCGGCTCGCTAACGTCTTGGTAGCCTCGCCCCGCCCGAGCGCCCCCACGCCCCCAGGACGGCCCAGCGTCACGGCGTCACGCCGCTCCCCCGGGGGCTCGACCGACTCCGCCGCTTCTGCGGGCGAGCGCGGGAAGCGCGATAGAGCGCCCGACTCTCGGCACACCCCTCCGCATTCCTTCCCGCACTCGCACACCATCACAGCTTCACGGTGTTGTGCGCTCGAGCTTTGACGACGAGCGGCGACGGCACGTACTGGCCCGAGGGAGCAACCCCGGCGGCCGCCTGCCCGGATTCGAACGACTGCACGATCGCTTCAATGTCAGGGATGAGCCCGACCACAATGTTGCATGCGACTTGGATGTCGGACGCCACGACCGACACTAGCGTCCCGGCCGGGATCACCGACGTCGCGAGCACGAGCGTTTCGCATCCGACTTGCGCGTCCGTGAACACCGCTTGAACCTGCGAGGGCGTGAGACACCCCGACATCGCGAGCACCGCCAACCCGATGAAACCGATCTTCTTCTTCATTCGATGCCTCCTAACCCGAAACCTTCGCGTTGATGCCCCCACCGCTCGTCCACTGGCTGAACCGTTGATCGAACGGGTTGGGCGCAATCCCCATCAGGTTCGCGAGGCCACGCCCCCAAAACCTGTACTGCTCGACCGTCTGCCGGAACGCTTTGGGGTCGATCTCGATCGTTCCGATCTTCTTCACCGCCACGTTGGGCGCGTTTTCGAGAAGCTGACTCTCGAGCGCGTCCAGGATCGCCAGGTGCCGTCGAAAGAGCGGCTCCGCTTGCGGGAGGATGCGCGAGAACGCACCCTCGATTGTGAACTCGGTCTGGACCCCCGCCGGTACCCCGAGCGAGAAGGTGCTCGACTGCGCCACATTCAGGTACCCCAAATGCGAGCGTGCACAGACCTTCTCCGCCTCAGTAATCATGCTCTACCCCTACGCGGCCTCGGGGGGCGGCACCACTTCCACGGTCGGCTCGACCGGAACCGGAACGCGCGCGATCTCCTCGAGCTTCACACCCTGCCGGCGGATCGCGTCGATGTCGAACGCCTGCTCGCTCAAGACCTTTCCAAGCGGAAGCTTTGTCCGGCATCCCCCGTACATCACCGACGTCGGTCCCCCGGCGACCATATAGCGCCGGGGCTCCGGTCCAGCGACGCGCGATAGCGATGCCCTCGAGACACCATGCCCGTGCACGACCCCCGCGGGGGAGAGCTTCTTCTGCTCCGACGGAACTACCCCCGGGGAACCCCCGGGCATCGGCGGTGCCTCGCCGGCCCCGTATCCTGTTTCCTGCTGCCTGATCGTCCGTGTGTTCCGTGCCATTGGTGCGGCCTCCACCGGCGAATCTACAGACGTGCCGAGGGGGGCGCCAGATCGAAACCCGGAACCCCCCTCGCTGGCAGCTATGACTTACTTGAGCTAGTCCGATCTAAAATCGAGTACTTCAGGTTGCGTACTCTAGCACAACTGAGCGCTTGAACCGCTGTGCCCCACTCGGGGCCGTGATGTCGGACGGGGTCGGGAACGATGTCGAGATCGACCAGGACGTCGAGACGACTTGCTGCAGCTTGTCGAGCGGTGCGCGGAGGATCAGGCGGATTCGCTCCGTGAGGATCTGAAGGCCCGAGTTCGAGACCGAGAACTCACCGGTCTTGCCGGTCGTCCCAGCCTCGGTCATGTACGCGGACTCGTCGAGATAGCGCTCGTAGATCGCGCCCTTCCCGGTGATGATCGCGCGCCCGATGTTGACGCCTGTTCCGTTCACGACTTCGCCGCCGATTTCCGAACCCAGGATACCGAGACCCGAGGTCGCGACCTGCGCGCCCGTGTTGAAAGACTCGGGGGACTCGAGGTTGAGGAAGAAAAGCATGCCGGCCATCTGGCCCATGAATCCTTCTTTGTAGATCACGTACTCGGGCAGCGACTGGTTCAATCGCTGGAACACGGGGTCGGCGAAGAACTGCGCGGCCCCGAGCGCGCTCACGTGCACGTGGAAGAAGCCGTCATCGTGGGGCTGCACGTTCGCGCGACGAAGGAACGCCGCCGCGTTGATGCACTGCTGGAGCGTGATGCCGTCAGCGGCGCTGATGGCGTCGACCGAGTTGCCGGGAGCCGACCGAACGATGATCGGCGCGTACGCGGACATGACGGTCGAGCGAGCCGCAAACACGGCCCCGACCGTCGAACCAAGCGTCAGGGTCCCGGGACCCGTCGGGTCACTCTGGGTGTCGGGCGAGAACCCGACGACGGTATTCGATGCCGCCGCAGAACCGGTCCCGATCGTGATCGGAAGCGGGTACTGGGTGCTGACGGGCTGCGGTGCCACGTTGGAGCCCAGGATGATAACGTCCGTAAATCCGTTGAGCGACGCCACTCGAAGGGTCGTGTCGCTAGACCCCGTGGCGGCGATCGAAACCGTCTGCCCGCTCAGGTACGCCTGAAAGAGCGCGTTGCGGGCGATACGGTTGACCGACTGGCCAGCCTGGAGCCCGAGCTGCTTGATGTTTCGAAGAAACAGGTTCGCCGAGCTCGTGACGGACGTCGGCATGTGGGTGTCGATCGACCCACCGAACTGCGCGAGTTGCGCGACCCACTGCTCGTACGGGACCTGCGAGCTCGAAGGATCCTGACCAGGCGTGATCGGGAGCACCGACGGCGCCAAGAGGCCCGGGCGGGTCTGGAACTGCTGCGTTCCGGTGTTGGCCGGCCATTCCTCGGGCATCGCTTCAGCGCGATACGCGAGGTTAGGGAAGAGCCCGTCGTGAAAGGCGCGCTCGAGCAAGCCCTTCTGATTCAGCGCGAGGATGCTCGCCGGAATGCCAAGAATGATGTCAGCCATGTGGAATCTCCAAAACGTTCGTCAGAGGTTGTTGGCCGTCCAGCTCGAGCGCTCATCGCGCGAACCTTCGGCGTGCCGTCCTCCAACATCTTCGTTCCCGGGAATCCCACCTGTTACCGCCGGTGTGCCGCGTATCGGGGCTTCTGATGTAGGGCCAGGGCACCCCCAGACAGGGGATGTTTTGGGGATGCCCCGGCCCACTGAACCTACGTGCCACTACCGCACGCGTCAATTCAAAATGAAAAGGGGGGAAGCTGTCGGAACGGCTTCCCCCCTCGCGGATCGATTATCGCCCCGCCTAGTAGTTGTATCCCTGGCGGCGAGCCTCTGCACGCGCGGCCGCAGAACTTAGCGCGTTTGGAGCCGAGGGACTCAGACTCTGGGGTTGCTCTGGCCCCCGCGGGGGAGCTTCACCGGTCGTCCGAGCACCGTTGGTCAGCGGAGCGACGCGCGGCACGGGAGCCACGACGGCCGCCGCGACCTTGGCGGTCTCGGGGCGCTCGCGCGCGAGCTTGCTGAAGTACTCTGCGATCTTGTCGTCCGACAGATTCTTCAGTTCTTCGCGCGAAAACGTGTTCTTGAGGTAACGCGCGAACTCGGGGATCTCGTATTTCATGTACAGCGGGTTCATGTGCTCGCCCGCGATACGCTCGACCCGGGTCTGCTCCTGTCGCAACGAATGCCCGGTCTTGATCTCCAGGACTTGTTTTCGATACTGGTCCCGCTCACCCTCGGCCTTCGTGCGAAGTTCGCGCTCGCGATCGATCTCCGAGAGTTGCGCGACCCGTTGCGTCTCCTGTTCGGCCTCGAACTTCGAAAGACGTTCGAGCTTCCCCTTAATCTCGTCGACGTTGTCTGTGCCGAATCGCGACTTCAATTCGCTTCGGGTGTTGCGCTCGAGTCGGCTCTTCAGCGCGTGGCGCGAGAGGCGAATCAACTCCGCGTCCTGCGGGATGTCGGCGTCGCCGTCGACGTCGATCACCGGTACCGAAGTCTGCGCGGGAGCAGGCGCCGAAGTCGCAGGAGCGGCGGCCGGGGTTCCCGCGAGCGCGGCCGCCACCTCGGCATCGCTAATGCCCGATTGTGGCGCCCTGATCGGCCCCGTGATCGGCGCCCCTACCTCGGGCGAGGGAATGTTGAGTGCTCCGGTGGGGTTCTGTTCCGTGTTTGCAGTCGTCATGATGTCCTTTGCCTCCAAACGAAAAGAGGGCAAGGCGGCCTATCGCCAGCTTGCCCTCCGGGTGCGCGTTTCAGTCGATCAGATGAAGAGCGATGCGGCCTCGAGGAGACCGTTTAGGTCGTATTGGCTCACGATCCCGAGCTTAACCCGGACCATCGTCGCGGAATCCGCCGAGTCGAGCAGTACGGTCGTCTTCGCGAGGTTGAAGTGCGCGGTACCGGTCGAGGTGTTGGTCGCCGCCGGTGCCGCAACGGTGAGGTTCGCGGTCGAGGTGTCGGCGCGCTGCGCTTCCATGAGCGTCACGGCTCCGCCCGCGACCGCGACCCCCGCGGCGTTGCTGTACGGGGCGATGAGACCCGGGGGGAGCGTCACGACTCCAGACACACACGGGAGCGTTGCCTCGACGCAATCCTGCGCCATCGGGCGATACTCAATATCGACGAGCGTCCACGCGTCGGCGGCGTAGAAGATTACGTTTCCGTTCGGGCTCAACATGCACTGCCCGGCCGAGAGCGACGATCCTGGAGCCTCGACGGTGAGGTTGCCCGCCGTACCGCTCCCCGCGCGTGCATACACGGCCACGAGCGTCGAAGCCTTGGCGTCGTCCGGAAGCACGACCGAGACGTTCGACGCGACTTCGTTCGGGTCGGTCGTCGGGACGACGTTCCGGAGCGTGTGATGAAGCTTTTGCCGGAGCTGAGTCCCGAGCCCAACGGACGCGAACATACCCGAGAGGCTGTTCAGGTTGGCACGGTTGAAAGCAGCGACGAGGTTGTTCGAGAGCGTTGTGATCATCTTCGTAGGTTCTCCAATTGTGGGGATTCAACCGCCGAAGCTATCTGTCCGGCGTTCAGGTGTCTCGTTTCTATACCGGGCCCGCGACCAAATATTCGACTTGGCCTTGTCCGAGCACTTCCAGCAGCACCAAGTACGCGCCGGGGTCGTACTCGACGACCTTCAGTCCGTTCACGACCTCGACCGCGACGACGTTCCCGCCCGAGTTGAATGTCGTGGTCCGGACCTGCAACGCCGCGTTGCACCGGAAGTAGAGGAACGTCCCCTGGGTCACGACCCCGCCGGCGCCGACACCCGGGAGCGCCGTGAACGTGAGGTTGTTGAGCGCCGCCTGCATGTCGCCGGTCGAAACCGCGACGAACTTTGGGTTCGGGTTCGTCGCGAACGGGATCAAACTCGCGCCCGCCGGAAACGTGCAATCGGAAGACTGCGCCGGCCCGACCGTCAGAACGTCCGAAAAAGTGATCTGGTATCCGGAGGGGCCGTCCATCTTCAGCGAAGGTTCTTGAACGGGGTCTCGCCGTTCACGCCCACAACCGCCCCAGACTGCCCAGCGGACCCTGTCGGATCCGCCAACAGAACTTTGCCGCCGGCCGGGATCTCGGCGGGGGACGGTTCACACTCGGGTCGCGCCTCCGATTGGGGACGGTCTTTCGGCATGTGGGTTCCACCGCCGCCGCCACTATTCACCGAGGGAGATCCGCCGCTTGTCGCGAACGGGGGGGAGTCGTTGTTCGGGAGACCATTCTGCATTGCCATGATGTTACCTGTGGCCTTTCGATAGGTTGAGCGGAGACGTTTCGCGCGTCAGCGCAGAGATTTGTACGGTTTTGCGGGGCCGGGAATCGTCTCCCCCGCGGGAGTGTCGAGCGCAGGCGGCCACGGGATCGACGGTGAGTGCTCGCGCCCGTTTGAGTTCTCGGAGCTCGGGAGCGGGAGTCTCTGTGGCGGCTGCACGGGCGGCAGAGGTGCTGAGGTCTCGCCGTCCGAAATCTTGAAGGATCCATTGATCGCCATGTTGCTCCTGGTCTGGACCCCCGGGATCCGTCTCCTGAGCCATAACGGGCATCCCACGGCCACGCAACAACCCGGGGGGCCTCGCACCCCCTGACTCAAAAGACGATCCCCGGGGATCGTCTTTTGACGGATACTCGCCCGTGGACTGATTCTCTCTTGCGAACGATCGCCTACGGTATATTGCGCGTCAGGAGACGCCCCCCAATGATGACCATGCACCCCGTCACTTCTGCAAACCTCGTCGCGATCGGACATTGCCCAGATACACTCGAAGCGCGCGTGCGCTTCGCCAACGGGTCCGAGTACCGGTACGAAAACGTCCCAACGCTGGACTTCGAAACCCTTCGAAATGCTCCGTCGGTCGGTAAGCAATTCAACGGTGCCTTCAAAGCAGCGTTCAAGGGCATCAAGATCGAAGGGGGTCCCGACAAGGAAACCGCAAAAGCCAACGAGGCTATGCACGCCGAATCGCTAGCGTCTCTCCGAGAGCTCGAGCGGACCATCATCGCCGCCGCGGGTTTGTGGATAGATGCGGCGGAGGGCGACCCCGCTGCCGAGATGGCCTTGGGCGAAGCCGTCGACGCTTACCGCCAGCACCCGCTCGCTACGAAACCCTAATCCTCATCGTTCCCGAACTCCGGGACGGTGCTCATCAAAGGCCGTTCCGGAGGCTCCCCCTTCCGACCGTCTCGCTTCCACGCTTCCGCGATCTCGTCCTCGGTCTTCTGCTTCAGGTACTCCACCGCCCCCCACCGCACCCGGTGCGGAACCACGACCTCGCGATCGTTCGGCCGATTCGGCGGGTGCTGGTACTCCCCGAACCAACTCTCGAACGGCTCTTCGGGTCGGCGAACCTGACCGTGCACCGCGTAACTGTCGGCGCCTGTTCGGTCATCGAATACCGCCGACAGGATCTTGATCATCCCTGAGAGCGTCTTGGATGCCTCGACGATTGAATGGTGACTACTGGCGTTGTAGGCCCCCATGACCTCGGTCCGGACGATCCGTTGCGACCAATACTTCGGCTTCCCCTGCAGCCAGGGGCTCTTGGTCGTGAGCTCATTCCGCATCGTGATCCACGACTTCTTCTGCACGAGCCCCCGTTGCAGCACTTCCTCGAACGCGCCCACGGTCTCGATCCCATACCGTGAGAGAATCCCGGGAGCGGCCGGCGACCCCTTGCGGACCTCGACACCGGTCGCGAGGCGACGCAACACCGACGCCCTCGCACCCTGCATTCCCTTGTCGAGCATCGATGCTTCCCGGAGCGCCAACGGTTGCTCGCCCACGCCCCGGAACGCCCGGTCGGCCTTCTTCAAGTAATCGATCGTGTGTTGCGCGCCCTGGACGGACGCTCGCTCGGTCGAGTCTACGACCGTCGCTTTGAGGCCCGGGAGCGTCACGGTCCGGAGGACGTGCTTCAACTGCTCCAACGTCGCCCGAAGTTGTACGATCGTGAACGTGTCCTCGCCAAGCGACGGTGCGATCCCGGCGATCCTCGACTCGAGTTCCCTGATGCTCTTTTGCAAGAATTCATCCGTAGCGACCGCGCCCTTCCCTTGCACGATCGCCATCGCGGCCCGCCGACTCTGCTCTAACGCCGCCTTCGCGGCTTCCGCGGACCTGTTGATCGCCATCCCGCGAGCCTACCTCAGAACTTCGGCGGAAACCCGACGGGAGGCTTCGGGGGAGGAGGCGCCGCGGCCGCGCCAGGGATGGCCTGTGGCGCGCTTCCCGGCACAGGATGCGCGGTAGGCTGTCCTGGGACCAGCGAAGCCCCTGGAGCGCCGGGTGTGGTGATCCCGACAGGCTTCGGGGGCGCATCCCCCGCCGGCGAGGTCCCGACCTTCCCGAGCGCCGCATTCGCCGCTTGTGCGATCGGAGTCGCGTACTTGGCTTGGAATGCCGCGAGCGAAAGGTGCCCGTCTGGTTCTGGCATGAGGTCCAGCCCAAGACTCTTTCGCGCCTCGTTGACGGTGATGATCGCGCTCGCGGTCGTGGGCGTCAACGGGAGCTGCTCTTCGGACGAACTGCTGTCGCTACTGCTCGACACCGACGCCTCGGGCATCGGCGGCGCGATGGTTCGCGTCATCTGCCCCCCGCCCGCGGTCGGCATCGTATGCTGGACCTTCCCGCCCGCGGCCCCGGTCGCGTCCGCGAACATCTGGTTTTGCTTCGACTCCGCCGATTGCGTCTCGGCCTGCATGCGTTGCCATTCTTCGGCGGAATCGCGGTCGAGGACCTTTGCCAGTTCCTCTGATGCGGTCTGGACCGACAAGTATTGTTTCTGCCCCGTCGCCTGAAACAGCATGCCTCCGGTGATCTGCCGGTCTTGAGGTGTCGCTTGAAAATAGGGGCCCCACGTGAGCTCGACCAGAGTTCCAACCCCCGGTTCACGCGGCGTTAGCTTGACGCTCGGTTCCCCGTCGGGCCCGATGGTCTTCACGACCTTCGGCGGCAATACCGGCACCCGGTACTCTTCTTTTTCTTGGAGGGTCTCGGGGTCCAGATAGATGACGCGCGTCCGCGACGCCTTTTGCGCGACAACGAGCGCCGGCTCGAGCAGCCGCCGGAGCCCTGACCCGTATTGCTCCCGCAAGATGTCGGATTTGCCCAGCATCGGCGTGTAGATAATCTTCATCGCGATCGAAGACGTCCCCGCGGCCGCGATCTTGTCCGGGTCTGGGAGCACGCACTGCGCGACCTCGAGGGTCGTTTCCCGATCACGGTTGAAAAGGTTAATCCCGACCGTGATGCTGGACCCGACGAGCTCCAGGTATTTCGCATCACCATCGGTCCCGACCTTGAGCGCGTTCCCGGACCCTTTCAGGACAGTGTCGTTGATGGCGTCCGGATCGACCTTCAGTACGAGCGTCGGGTCGAGGTTCAGAACAGCTCCCCGTGACAACACCGACGCCATGACGTCGAGCGTGTCGAAGTTGTCGAAGAGCCCCTCGTAGTCGCATTCCCCGTCGATCCCATCGCTCGGGAGGTTCTGGATCCACACGAAGTGAGCGACCCCGTCGTTGTGCTGAACGCACTTCGCGAGATCGGGCACCCACTGCGGCGCTGTACCACGCTCGACCCTGCATGGGGCGAACACAAGATCGGCCTCGGGCAACCAGTCTCGCCGGTGCCAGTACTCGACGGGCTCGAGCTTTCGCTTTCCAGAGTTCCACTCTTCGACCGAGTATTTGAAGCACTCGATGACGTGCCGCGGGATGAACTCGTCGCGGTCTTCCCACTCGTGCACGTAACAGAACTTCGGATTGTGAACCCGCACGCGGGGCTTCCCGTCGATGTACGCCCACGACATGCACGCCGTTCCGGTCGATCCCCCCATGTTGCGCGCCTGAATCATCCGGATCGGAAGATTCGCGACCGTGCTGATGGTCTGCACGTAATCTTGCGTCTTCGGGTCCATCGGGACGTTCAACGTCGGGAACCGCTGGTCGCCGAACAACCGCGCCGTGAACGAGTTCGTGATGACGCGCGCGAGTCGATAGGGCTTGCTCGGTCGGCGAAGCTTCAACGGGACCGCCCAACTCGCGGACTCGCCGATCAGCGGTTGCCCCGCTTGCACGCCCGACCCCGTGTCGGTGTTGATGATTCGACCGTCGAAGTCGTACCCCTTCTGATCGTGCTGCGTGCAATCGAAGTAACTCTGTTTTCGATCCAGAACTCGGAACCGCTGGCTGTTGAGGATGAACTGACCGCGCGCGTCCCCTTCCCCCGGCCCCATGGTCCCCATCCACTGGCTTTGCCCGACCGAGGTCAAATTCTTCATCGTCATCGCTACTGCCCAGCCTTTCGTCGCGCGGACTCTATCTGGTCACGAGCGCTCCCGCGAAGCGGCGGCTCGTCTTCCGACTGGTTTCGCGCAATCCGACGCACTCGCCCGTCCTGCAGCATCCGGTGCGCCTCCTCGGTCATGGTCTGTCCGAACCCGGCGGCATTCGGAACCTCCGGGGGATCCCGATCGGCTTCGTTCCCCGATTCTTCCCGAGCGGCGGCCGGCCAATCGACGTTCGCCAACGCGGCCCCGCAGTGCATCAACAGGAGCGCGAGCTTGAGACGCGCGCGATTCGCGACCGCCAGGACCAACACTAGAGGGCTCATGTTCCCAGCATTACCCCAATTTTGGGGCAGGCTCGATAGCGCTGTCTTCCAACCACCGGCACGAACGAGGGTTCGTTCTAGAACGACCACTTCGGCGTGACGGCCGTCGGGTCAAGGACGAAAGTGACGAGCTGCCCCGCGGCGAATGTTGCCGCGCGCGAGATGTTGCCGGACGTCCCCACCGCGCACGCACCGTCAAAGATGATTCGCAGCGTGATCGGGGCGGACTGGTTCAGTGCTGTTCCGCTTGGGGTTATTGTTTCGATCGTTGTCGTCCCGCTCACGTGGAAAACGAGCCCGGCCGGAGCGATCGTTGACGCACTAGCGATCGGGTTGTCCGGGCTGAGCATCGTAGGAAAATTGTTGCCGTTGTTATCGACGATCATCCCGCCGTATTGACATTCAGTAAAGTCACACCCGTACGGGTCTGCGTCGATGACGATGCAACCGATATCGGTTGGCGCCATAACTACCCGGTACTGTGCAACCGAAAAACCATGCACGCCAAACGCTCTGCTGTCTGGACTTAGGACGTGAACGCCGAAGCCCGCGCTCCACGTCACGAACCCCCCGTCGAGCGTCACGCTAGCCCCGGAATCCACCTTCACGCCAACCGAGGTCGAGTTGGACACTTGCAGCCCAGAGCAGAATACTTGGGCGTAGTTCTTTAGCGATAGTCCCACTACCGGATTCAGCGTGCACTCCACGTTTAGCAGCGTACTGACTTGGTCGTTGCTGTTGCTGCCGTCGATGATGATAGAAGTCTCAAACCCCTGGACCATTACATCGGTCATCAGCAGGTTGCTGCCCGTGAAGGAAACAGCAAATGTCCCTTCATTGTGAAGCGGGAGACTCGCGTTCTGACCAAGGGTC